TCCCCGACTCGCGGTAGAGGACCTTCGCCGCCCCGGACGGCAGAAGAAGGAGCTTGCTCGCATCGCCATTGAGCACGTCCGCGTAGTCGAGCCACTCGTCGCCCGCGGCGACGCTCACCTGCGCGGCGATGAATCCGGAGGCGATGGCGCGGGCCAGGCCGCCGGCCAGAGCCGGGTCCAACAGCACGACGAAATTGCCGTCATGGGCGGGCCAGGCCGGCGTCGTCGCCTTCAACGTAGGCTCGCCCTTGAAGGTCAACAGATTGTCGGCCGGGGAATAGACGACGCCCGTGATCCCCAGAATACTATAGGCGCTCACGTCCGCGCCGCTGTCGTTGCGGATCCAGAGGATGTTGCCGGCCACCAGGCCACGGCCGCCGCCGCCCATCCCCACGCCCGTTCGGTCCCGCTGCCCCTTAACCCAGGCAATCGTCGACAGGATTTCATCCCAGGTCCTGGCCGGGATCCGCAGCGGGTCGCCGGCGGCGGTCATGTTCCGATCCCCAGGAGAGAGAAGTCGGCCGCGTCGTACACGCGATCGATGTATACCGCTCTGGGTTGTTTCACGTTCTTTTTATCCTCCATCGTCAGATAGAGCACGTGCGAATACTCCCAACCGTGTTTGTCGATCTCCGTCATCTCGCCGACCGTCACATTCAGGGCGTCGTCCTGTTGGGCGAAATGGAACGTGACCTCAACGATTTCCGGGTCCTTGTTCGACCCGCCGCCGACCGCCCCGTCAAAACGAACCTGGCCGAGTGGGAAACCGCGGAAATTGTCGTCGTTCACGCGCCCGGTGATTGCCTTGAGGATCTGCGAATAATCCCAATCGGCAAAGGCGGATGAGAGCTGGTGGGTCTCGGTCCATTTGAAAACCGGGATCACGATCTCGCAGCCCTCGACCTGGCCATCTTCGGTGACCCCGATCGCGCCCTTGGTGTCGGGAGGCACGCCGCCGACGCCGTGCTCGGCGATCCGCTCTTTGGCCTGGGTGATCTTGGCAGTGCCTCCCGTGGTCTCCCACTGGAACTTGAACTCTCCGATCTCCGGCTGCTTGAACGAGATCGGCGCATACGGGACGGCGACGTCCCATAACTTGAAGCCTGCCGGATCCACCGTCAGATCCTGACGATAGAGCCCGTCGCACAGGATGGGCGTCGAGGCCTTGGCGTAGGCCCGGACAAAGACGTCATCCGTCGAGCCCGAGAGGCCGAACTTGAGCGTGATCTTCCGGGGGTTCTCGGTCGACTGCCGGCTGTCGGGTTTTTCCCACCACTTGGTGCTCATAGCTTCCTCACGCGAACTGCACGTCGGTTTTCATCCCCTTGCCCAGCAGGTCCTCGATCCGCTTGAGGATCTCGCGGCTCCGCTCCGTGGCCGCGGCCGTGCGGTCGGCCGCGGAGCCGCCCATGCCCATCATCGATAGGGCGTAGCCGCTGAAGGTCCCGGCCGTCATGCTCTTGCCGGCTTCCGCCGGCAGCTCCATCCCTTGCTGTTTCTTTTGGACCGCGGCCACATCGCGGGCTGCCTTCGCCTGGGCCGCGGCGTCGGCCACATCGCGGGCTGCCTTCGCCTGGGCCGCGGCGGCAGTCACATTCTTCCGCGCCGCTTCGATGTCGCTCTCGGGCACGCCCGGCTTGCCAATCAAATCCTTTAGTCTGGCCGCCGTGCTCTCCGCGGCGGCCTGCGCGTCGGCAAAACGTTTTTCGGCACCGGAGACAAACGCCTCGTTTTCCGCTCCAACAGTCGCCTCGTAGGCCGATTGCGACTTGCTCTTGCCGCCTCCCTTGCCGGGCTTGATTTCCTGGAAAGCGGCACCGCGCGCTTCGTTCACAGCCTCCGTAATCGGACTCATCGCGAGACCGATTTCACGCGAAACCGCGCTGCCCTTCAGCAGACCGATCTGAATCTTTGCCAGAAGGTTTCCGACGCCAGCCAGCATTTCGTACCAGACCCTCTTGGCGACGACGACGAAGGCGGCCCACCCGATTTTCAGCTCCTTCAGCACCCAGGCGATCCCCGTGCTCATCGCATACCAGAGTCCGGCCCCTGTCTTCGCCAACTGGTCGATCAGACTGCCCCAGTTTTTGCCGAGAATGTTGGCGATCTCGCCCCACGCGATGACAAGCGTGTTCTTGAGAATCGGCCCCATCGACGCCCAATCGCCGGCAAGGAAGGCGTCTTGCATGCCGGCAATCGCCTCCCCAAACGCCTTGTAGGATCGCTGCGCCGCCGCCGTGACATCGCCCCATATCCGGCCGAGCAGTCCGCTCCATCCCGCAAAGAACGTGCCGAAACCCTCGAAGGCGCCGCGCAATTGGGTGAGATCGGCGCCCGCGCCGGTGCGCATGGAAGTCAGCCCATCGCTGACACTGGCGACCGAATTCTCCGCGAAGGTTTTCAGCGTCTTTCCAAATCCGTCGAACCCGCTCGCAATTGCCTTGACCGCGCTCCAGCACGAAGCCAGCAGGAGCGCCAGGGCGGCCAGGGGGAAAAACAGCGTCCCCAGCGTGGTCGCCATCGTCCCGATGCCGACAATCAGATTGGCGAAAAACTTGAAGGGGGACGTCGCCAGGGTGATCACCACGTCGGCAATCTCGTTAGCCACCCTCAAAATGATGTTCTTGACCACGCCGAATACCGCGGCGACGTTGCTGCCGAGATTCCAGAACATCTTCACGGCGCCCACCACACCGGAAGCCAACAGGGAAAACGCCTTGACGCCACCGACCGCACCGGAAGACAGTAGGGAAAAGAATAACTTGACGGCGCCCACTGCACCGGAAGCCAGCAGGGAAAACACCTTGCCGATCGGCGACAAAATCATCTTCACTGCGCCCCACAAGAAGCCGAATGCCGCCGTGGCCACGCCGACTGCCATTCCCAGAGCGTAGAAAATGCCGTGCATGACTTTGATCAGCAGTTTGAGCGGGGTGAGCACGAACGTGGTGAGGGAGATCGCCTTGCCCAGAATGAACAGGCCCGCCCCGGACGCGGCGAAGGCGAACGCTCCGGCGGCAATCCCGGCGACCATCTTCTTGTGCTCGTTGATCCAGGCCCGGAAGCCGGGAAGGGCCTTGACGATCCGGTCGATCATGATTTGCAGATAGGGCGCCAAAACGCTCCCGATGCTGCGCGAGATCGAGGCAATGACCTTGGGGATCAATCCGAGGCTTTTGTTCAGCACGTGCGCAGCTTGGGCGGCTGGTCCGCTCATCACCAGCCCTAGGTTCCGGGCCTCCTCTTCATACGCCTCGATCCCCGCCCGGCCCGCGGCAAACATCGGCAGCAGCTCGGCGCCGCTCTTACCAAAGACCTTCAGCGCCGCGGCCACCCGTAGCGTCGGATTCTGGATTCGAGAGATGGCCTCGGCCATGGCGCGGAACTGCTCGTCCGGCGTCATCGCCCGTAGATCCGCCATGCGCAGCCCCAATTGTTGAAGCGTCTCGATTTGCTCCTTCCCGCCGTGGGCCGCCTCCTCCATGAACTTGGCCATCTTCGGGAACGCCTTGGCCAGATTCTCCGTTTCGACGGAGGACTCGTTGGCCGCGAATTTAAGCGAGCTGAGCGCCTCGACGGCAACGCCCGTAGTTTTTGAAAGCCGCCACATTTCGTCGCCCGCGCCGGCCCAGGATTTCGTCGCCGCCAGGATCGGCGCGACGATCGCCAATCCCGCGACCATCATCCCCTTGCCAATCGTCCCGAGGCCCGCCCCGAAGCTGCGGATCTGGCCCTGGATCGCGTTGATGCCTTTGGTGAAGCTGGCGTTCTTGACGTAAAATTCCACGAACGCCTTGCCCGCCCGGATGTCTGCTCCGCCTGCCATGATCTCAGCCTCCCCAGCCGTCGGCCTGCAATTGTTCCTTGATCCGCCGGGCCTGCTCGGGCGGGATCACGTCTTCCATCGGCCCGCTGATCGGGATTCCGTCCGGCAACGGATGAAAAAAATCCGGGTCCCTGTCGGTTGTCGCCAGCGCCGCCAAGAGCGACGCCCGGTCCCAGGCATCCTTTCGCCGGCCGCACACCATGCGCCAGAGCTGTCTCAGGGTGAAGGGTCTGGGATCGAGCCCGACAACTCCCGCAGCGTGCCATACCCATCGCTCAAGGCTTGGGCGAAGTCCCGCTCCACCGTCTCCTCCATCCCGGCCAGCACCCGTTTTTCCAGCTCCGCTACCCTCGGATCCCGGAGCTTCACCTCCGCCAACCCGATCGCCGCCGCCCGCAACGTCTCCATCTTCTCCAGGACCAGGGCGGCGTCCGGTCTCTGGAGTTGGCGGAAAAAATCCGCCCACTCGTGCCAGAACGCCTGGTGGGCATCGATCAGGCAGCGGGCCGCCATGAGCCGACCGAAGGCCTCCGCGTCTATCTTGCGCTCCGCGGCCTGATCCTGGACCAGGTGCCAGAGCAGCTCCCAGAAGCGCGAGAGGTCGGTCCAGAGAACATCCTGGACCGTTTTCGCCCCCGCTGAATCACCGGGGGTTAATTTCGCCTCGTGTTCGGCCGGGGCCGGCGCATCCGGCTCGTAGAGATTCCACCCGGAAGCCTTCTTTACGCGCTCCACCAGGCCGATCGTCAGGTTGATCGACCAGAGCGTCCCGTCTTTGTCCTTAAATTCGGTCATGATGGTCTTCGAGTTGAGAGTTGGGAGTTGAGAGTTGGGAGTTGGGAGTTGGGAGCGGCCGAATCTTCGACTCTTCCAGCTCTCGCCTCTCAACTCTCAACTCTCATTTCAAGCCTCCTACGGGGTGCTGTCTTCGAGGCTCACGATGTCGAGCGTGCCGACTTCCGTGGCAGAGCCGTTGCTGGCGTAGCCGATCGTGATCGGGTCGCCGGTCAGCGGGTTGCCCTGGCCGTTGAGATAATCCCAGGGCCACGCCTGGTTGGCCAGCAGGTCGATCTCGTCGATCGTGTCGCCGGTCGCGTCGTCGAGCTGGACGTGGGCCGGCGCGACCGATGCAGAGCTGACGTAAGCGACCCAGATGCCGATCAGCTTCACGGCGTCGCCGTCGATCGCGCAGTTGACCGTCACGCGGTGGGCCACGGTGAGCGCCGTGTCTTTGGCCGGCAGGTTGTCGCCGGCTCCTCCGGTGATCGTGCAGGCATTGACGTCGACGGTGCACGAGACCTCGTAGCGCATGCCGCCGCTCCAGTAGACATCGTACGTCCCGTTGGCCACGTCATGCCCGCCAGCGAGCGTAATGACCCCCTCGGCGTCATTTGTGCGCGTGGTGAGACTTCCGGCATGCGCGACCGGGAGCGTGATATTTTGATAGACGTTCGGGTGATCGGCCGTGCGAATGGCCGCCCCTCCGATCGTTTTCCCGCCGATCGAGATGATCAGGGAAATCGTTCCTTGTGCTGGCTCGCCCATGAGATGTTCCCGTTTTTTAAGGGATGTTCCTGGTTAGTAGCTGAGAGTTGGGAGTTGGGAGTTGGGAGTTGAGAATTGGAGCGGCCGGATCTTCGACTCTCTCAACTCTCACCTCTCAACTCCCAACCTTTTTCACAGTGAGGCGGCCTCAGACGTAGAGCAGCGGCGCCCGGGCGTCCCCGTTGGGCTCGGCCGAAAACTGGACGGTCTGCTCGCCCTTGAGCGGCTTGCCCTTTTTGAAAGTGACGATCACGTCCATGTCGGGCCCCTTGCCCGCGGCGTGATCCTTGCCGCGCAGGGCCACCGGCGTGCCCGCGACGGCCGCGGTCTTGAGGGCCTCCAGCGTGCTATCGGTGGCATCCTCCAGCATGGTCCACTCGATCGAGTACTTGAGGCTCGTCACGCTGCTGGTCTCGATCGGCGGCGTGCCGCCCGTGCCGCGCACCGTGGTAGGGCCTTTCTCGGCATCGAGGGTTTCGTTGATGTCCTGGGAGTTGCCGATTTCGGTCGTGCCCGTGCTGCCGGCCACGCCGTAGTAGAGCTTCCCCTGAAAGCCCATCTTCTTTGCGCCCATGATTTGCTCCTCGCGTTAGGCGTGAACTTCGCCGGCAAAGCCGGCCGGTATCTTGTCGATGCTTCTTTGCAAGGCGGGCCCCATGAACGGCCGCGCCGGGTATTTCCTCCCAAACCGCACGCCGCCGAACTCGTGGACCTCCATACTGGAGCCGACCGTTTTGGCTTGAGGTCCGATCACGGCCGTATAGGCTTCGCGGTCGACGGCGTAGCGGATCGCCCGGCGGGCCCGGCCGGCCCGAGTGTGGATCGGCTGGCCGGGGTCCGATGGCACCGGGGAATCGACGATCAAACTCCTCGCGGTGGTCATGATTTCAAAGGCCGCTTTCTGTATTCCCAGCAGAAAGGCCCTTCGACTCGCCGCCGCCATCGCCGCCGTCTTATCGACGATTTTCAGTTGCAGTCCGAACATTTTGGAAAAAAGCTCGCTCCCGTTCTCAATCCGCGTAGACTCGAAAGGTGACCGAAAAGATCCCCGTGTACTGCCGTTCGTCGCGCCAATGATCGGGCACCCAGGGGGCGCGGATCTCGGATGCGGTCCAGATCGCGTCCGCGTAGGTGTCCAGGGTGCACGGATCGCCGCCGATCGGTTTCAGATAATCCTCCAATTCACCCAACAGGGCCGAGAGCGCGTCGCGCTCCGCGACGGTCATGGCGGAGGGCCGGATCCGCAGGCAGACGTCTGCGCGGCAATCGAAGGCCCGGCTTGCGCGGGTGATGTATTCGGTTTTCACGTCGCCCGTCGCCACGTCGACGTGCAGGACGTCGCTGCCGGCGGCCTCCAGAAGCAGATCGGTGTCCGCGGCCACGGTCGCCGTAAAGTCATTGCGCGCGAAATAGGCGGCCGTCTTGCCCGCGTTGAGCTTGACCGCCACGGCCGCGGCCACGGCCGCCAGGCAGTTTGCGGGCGTCGGATCGGCGATTGCCGAGGTCACGTTGACGGCGTGCACGATCGAGTTGGCCGTCGCCGCGCCTTCAACCGCGTGCACATACACCCACCAGCGGCCGACCGCCAGGGACAAGTCGACGGTGCCGTTGCCGACGAGACTCCCGACGGCCGTCCACGTCGTGCCGTCCTGGCTCGCGTAGACCGTGTTCGTCGCCGTGGCGCTGCCGTCCGCGATCGTGGCCGTGGCCCCGGTGCCGTCGCCCTGGTCGACAACCGCAAGCGTCGGCGTGGCGATTCCGCCGCCGCCGTAAGTGCCCGTGAAAATCGCCATAAGCTAACTCTCCAACCCCACGTATTTGGCAAAAACAAAAATCTCCGTGCCGTCCGCATCGATCGGCTCCGAGACCCGCTTATCGGGCGGCGGCGAGACGACGTAGACCCGGCGCGGGGACGCGGCCCCGCGCAGGATCCGATCGTCCGCGGCCGGCACAATCGTGCCGAGCCCCGTCAGGATGAGGGCCGCGGCGGTCAGGCCGAAGGTGTAGCCCTCCCACGATCCGCGGAAACCGTCCTGCTCGTCGCCGGCGATCTCGTAGCGCTCGACCGTGGCCGCGATCGAGACCTCCAGCGCCCCGCGGCAATAGATCACCGTCTCCCCGCAGAGCCGCTTCAGCTCGGGGGTTGCGTGGATTGCCAGCAAGTCGTCGAAAGCGGCCATGGGTTGGGAGTCGAGAGTCCAGAGTCGAGAGTCCAGAGCTGAGAGCGGAGAGTCCAGAGCCCCAGGTTCCGGTTCTTCGCTCTCGACTCTCGACTCTCGATTTCGTTCTTACGTCGTGACGTTGTCCAAAAGCTGGGCCGCGGCGACGAGGATCAATTTCTCATCGACCATGTGCCGGACGCGGACGACGTCGGATCTGATCGTTTCATCGCGATAACTTTCGATGGTTCCGCCGACCTGGGAGCCGTCCTCGCCCCAATGGAAGGTGCGCCCGATGCCCGGCTCGCGGATGTCGTTGGTCCGCGCGATCTTGGCCACCATCGCGTATTCGTTTGACCAGATCGATTCGACTGAGGGGGTCTCCCCCTCGATCGCCCGTTCCTTGCCGGCAGCGGGCGATCCGGCCACGATCACCTCGTCCAGGTCGAAGACTGCGGCCAGCATGGCGGCGTTGATATCGGTGGGCAGCGCGCGGCTGCCGGCCCCCAAGCTCTGGATCCGCTCCACGATCTGGTCGACGAGGCGCAGATTGCGGAACACGATGCGGTTGACGATCAAAGCATTGCACCAGAGACCGGTCCGGGCCCACACCGCGCGGACCGCGGTTTCCACGTCGCCGATCGGCACGGCAGTGGCCGGCTTGTCCCACTGGATGCTGATCGTGGTGAGCTGCGACGCGAAGGTGGTGGCGTTGAAGAGCAGGGCGGCGGCCCGAATCTCCGCGTTGCGGAGCACGGCGTCGTAGGCCCGCATCGCGGCTAGCTGCTCGGCGTCGAAGTACTCGCGGTACATCGCCGATTCCACATCCGAAACCGATTCCTCCGCTCCGTGTTCTTCGCAAGCGTAGGTTGCAGGCTCGAAAGTGAAACTCCCCCGGGAATAGCCGGCGCCCGGGCTGTGCTTCGTCTCCCGCTGCTGTAGCAGCTGCTTGAGCGGAATCACGCCGTAGTTGCCGCCCGCCTTGGCGACCTCCATCACCGGCAGCACGCGCTGCCCGATGAACCCGGCCCGGTCGGCCGCCAGGTTGTACTCTTCGAGGCTGCCGGCCAGGTCGGGCCGCAGGGTAGCGAGAGTGGAAGAAGGGGAACCCATGAGGTTGCTCCTCGTCGATTGGGGCGGGCGACCTTGCGTTTCGGTAAGGAGGCCATTCCGCCCTTAGTTTCGTTGCAAAAAAATGCGGACAGTCCAGAGTCCAGAGTCGAGAATCGAGAGTCGAGAGTCGAGAGCGACTTGACTCTCCGCTCTCAACTCTCAACTCTCAATTGTTCGTCAGGCGGCCTTCCCAAACAGTTCGATCAAGAAGATCCCGGCGGTGAAAGTCGCAGCCGTCGCGGCTCCACTGGTGAGGTACATGTACTTGTTTGCCGGGATCACGGCAGTCAAATTGCCTTGCTCGCCGCCCGTCCAGTTGCCGTGGTTGATGACCTTGATCTCCCCGGTGAGGGCGGAGATGGCGGTATCCTCCACGCCGGTGTTCTCGTCGGCGTGCCACAAGTCAACGTCCACGTTGCTGCCCGCCGGGGTCTCAAGGCATGTGACTTTGCCGGCGACAATCTCTCCGTTGACGGCTGTGGTGATCTGGCCGAGGTGTGCCACGCCGGCGCCGTCGGCGCCGATGATGTCGTCGGCCGTGCCGCCGCCGTTGAGTCCGGTCAGGTCGATGAGGATCGTCGTCTTGATGATCGTTCCGATCTTCTCGACGGTGGTGAGGAAGTAGGCGGCGGTTCCGGTGATGCCGACGCCGGCGGCGTTCGCGACGCTTTCGGTCGCGGACAACATGCCGGGAACGCTCGTGGCAGCCGCCGTGATGATCATCTCGATCGTGCCGGCGATCATGAGGTTCAGCGTCGTTCCGCCCACGACGTCGATGCTCGCGGACGTGCCGTCGTGATTCCCGATCGCCAGATAGTCCGTGGCCGGAGTCGTGTTGGAATGGATCGACAGTTCCGGGTGCGTGCCCGCCGAACGAATCCAGTCCGTGGCGATGGCCCCCAGATCGGTGATGTGAAGCTGCTGGCTCGTGTCGTCGAGGGCAATCACCATCGCCGGGTCGGAGGCATCCGCCGCCGAGAACCACATGGCAGCGAGGCCCGTCGTGCCGAACTGGAACGAGACGCCCGTGTTCATTGTCTTTGCAGCCGTCAGTGCCTGCGCCAAGGCCAGGCACATCAGCACGTCGCCATCACTCTCGGGGCAGATGATGGCGTTGTCCGCGCTGAGCGTGCTCTCGGGCTTGATCGTCGTCGTGAAGTCGCCCGCGCCGCCGCTCTGACCGGACAAGGCGATCTTGGGCGTGGCCGCGTCCGCGTCCACTTCAAACGCCGCGGCGTTGGTGCCCGTGATGGTGGCAGTGACATCGGTGTTCGGCCCCGGCAGAACCTCGATAACGTCGTTGTTGGCGGTGGCCGCTTCCAGCGCGACCCCGCAAAAGACCGTGCCCGTTGGCGCCACCTTGCCGGAGGCCGCGGCATAGACGGGGTTGCCGGCCGTGATCGCATCGCTGGCGACCATCTTGCGCGTGCCCTGGGCCGTGCGCAGGCGCACGGTGGCCGGCCCGGCGGCCAGGCACGGGATCTCCATCGTGCCCAGCTCCACGTCGCTGGCGCCGGCCAGGGCCAGGGCGAGCGGGGTCTTGACGCGCAAGTGCTGCCCGAGTGCCCCCGCGGCGGCAAAGCAGCGGCAGGGCGTTTCCACGTATTGACTCATGACTCGATTCTCCTCAGGAAAGTTGGTTTCGTTTCGCCCCCGGCGAATCGCCGGGTTTGCGTGGAATCAGCTTCGCCCGTGGGCCCGGTTGTGGGCCGCCAGGTAGGCCGCATGCGCCTCGGGGCGTTCGCGCACGACCCGGCTGATCGCCTTGCCGCGGGCCAGCCCCTTGGCGACGTGGGCGTCGACCAGGGCGTTGAAGACGACAATCGGGTCTTGGCCACGACCGTCGGCATCGTCCGAGTTTCCGGCGTTGCCGCCGATCGGCGGCACACCTTGGCCGACCGCTTTGGCTTTGGCTTCGGCGTCGGCGCGGGCCTTTTGGACCGCCGCTTCGGCCGCCGCGGCCTTGGTTTCGGCCGCCTCGGCCCGCTTTTCGAGCATCGCCTGATAGGCGGCCCGCGCCTGGTCCATCGTCGCGCTGGCGTCGAGCTGGCTCGTGATGAATTCGGACCCGCCCTTGGGGAAGGCGGCCTTCAAATCTTGATAGTTGGCCGGCCCGGGCGTGATGACTTTTTCTTCCGACATCGGAATTACTCCTTGATTGAGAAGGGATGCGGGGACGTTCCGATACGGCAAACGCCCCGGATTTTTGTCAAAGAAACGCGCAGCGACGGCCAGCCCCGGAACAACGCGGTCGGCAAACCGGCCGGCGACCGCCTCGCGGGCGCTCATCCAGGTCTCGTCCTGCATCAGTTGGGCGATCTCTGCCTCGGAGCGGCCCGTGCGGCGGGCGTAGATCCCCACGAGCTGGGTCTTCATCCGGTCCAAAAGCTCGGCCACGTCGCGCATCTCGGCCGAATCGCCGACGGCGACGCCGAGCGGATCGTGGACCATCATGTAGGCCCCCTCCCCCATTTCGATCTCGTCGCCCGCCATCGCCACGATGGAGGCCATCGAGGCGGCCAGGCCATCCACGCTGACGATCTTGCGGGCCGGGTGGGCGCGAAGAATGTTGTAGATCGCCGTCCCGTCGAAGACCGAGCCGCCGGGCGAATTGATCCGCACGCGGATCCGCTTCACGTCGCCGATCACCTTGAGCTGTTCATGGACGGCGGCGGCCGAGATCCCGTAGTAGGGGTCGATCACGTCGTACAGCACGACTTCAGCCTCATCGGCCCGGGCCGCGATCGAGAATGTTTTGGTGAATGCCCGCGTAATTTCAGTCATTGGGCGGTGCCTCCGGGTTCGGACCCCGTGAATTACCGGGGGGCAATTGATCGTCCGGCGCGATGGGCGATGGATTCGCGGCGACCTGCATCCCCTGGGGCAGCGGCCACTGGGCGATGTCCCGCCAGGTCAGCTCCAAACCGTATTCCGCGTTGAGCTGCACCGCGGCCTTGTGGGCTCCGACGATAATCTGGACGCGGTCCTCGACGATCTCGCGGACCAGATCGTCGTAGTCCATGCCTCGGTTGGCCGCGAGACGCCGCCGCGAGGAAAACAGATTGGCTTCCTGGATGGCGTCGGCCGCCGCCTCAACTTCCGGCTGGATGTATGGCCAGCCGGCGGCCTGCCAGCGATGCCCGAAGATGCTCTTTCCCAAAGTTCCGAGCTGCGCGGCCGCCCTGGCCAGGGCCGGGTCGGCGGCCATCCATTGGCGGACTTTCCAGCGATAGATCGGCGCGTGGAACGAGGCCGAGAACCACCGCTGAATCTCGGTGAATCGCTGCCGGGCCTGGTCCATGGCGCCGCGCCAGCCGGAGAAGTTGGTTTTGCTCGGGTCCAGCAGCAGCACGGCCAGGGGCAGATCGAGGTTGACCGCCACGATTGTGAGGATGAACATCGCATGTTCGAAGAAGCCCGGATTGGGAACTTGGGGCGAAAATCCCGAGAGTTTTTCCCCGGGCCAGCCGAAGATTTCCATGCCCGGCTGCCAGCCGGCCAGGATGCGGGTCGTGCCGTCCGGCCGGGCCTCGCTGGTCTCGGCCATGCCCTGGCCGGCGACGCCCGGCAGGGCTCCCTCGCTCAATTCGCGGAGGATCGTCACGCACGCGGCCATCTGAGCCTTGACCAATTGAGCGAACATCAGGTCGTCGCCCATGCCGGCGGTGTCCACGGCGGGAGCAAAGCAGGTGATCCCCCGGGTCTGCGAGATCCGATCCGGCATGTAATGGTGCAGGACCTGGCGATTGCCGGCCGCATCGCGGGCCGGATACCGGGTGACGTCCTTGACGTTGGGCACTTGAAGCCCCAGCCCTACGTCATCGCGGGTAATCCAGTACTCGAGGCGGCGGCGGTATTCGTCGAGGAGAACGCCGTGGACTACGTTGCGCGTCGTGCTCTGCGGTGTGCGCAGGCGATGGGCCTCGACTTGCTGGATCGCGCCCTCGACGGTGGGCAGGCTGAGCACGTCCCCATCGACCAACACGTGCTGTAAAGCCAGCTTCTCCAACCCGTGAAAATCCTGCTCGCCCGCCAGATCGCATTGCGCCGGATCCTCGGCCCACGGCTTCCAGCGGGCGCCCAGGTCGGCGTCGACCGCGGCGTCGCCCGTCTTCACGTCCAAGACGAAGCCGCCGCGCAAGACGCTGGCGACCAGCCGGCGGATCCCCTGGCCGATCAGGCAGTGGTTCCTAAAACGGTCGCGGGCCGTCTCCATCATGCCGAAGTAGCCCGCCTCGGTCCGGTAGTGGTAATCGGCCCCGCTGCCGGTGGGCACAATGCCGGTCCGCACGCGCTTGAACCGCGATCGCTTGGCCGCGTCGTAGTCCATGCGCAGCGATTGGAACTGCTCGACGATCGACTGCAACGATGGATCGCGGCGGATCATGCAAGGGAGTTAGGAGTTGGGAGTTGGGAGTTGGGAGTTGGGAGGGGCAGGGGCTCTCAACTCCCAACTTTTCCTCATTGACGAAAATCCTCAAAGGAGGCGAATCGCTCGCGCGTGGCGGCCGTGCCCGGATGCAGCGCGAGCCAGATCCGGGCCTCTTTCATCTCCTCGCGGATCGACGCCTCGTCGAACTGGAGGCTGATGCCGGCCCGCGTGATGCCGCGCGGCCGGCGGCGCAAGAGCAGCCGGCAGGCGGTTACGAAGGCCAGGGCCTTGGCCCGGGACGAATCTTCCTCATACGAGGCGTTGTCGTCGTAGGCGGCCCAGACCTGGGCGTCGGTCGAAGCGGAGGTAAGCGTTGACACGCCCCGATCATGGCGCGCCGCGCGGCCCGATTGCCATGCAAATCGGATGGTATTCTTGAGTCGAGAGTCCAGAGTCCAGAGCTAAGAGGCTCTCGACTCTCGACTCTCGACTCTGGACTCTGGACTCTGGACTCTCTCTCCGACGAATGCCAGGGGCACTAACCGCTCCAGGAGCCAGCGGATCGCATCGGCCTTGCTCTTCACCGGGCGGCCGTTCTTCAAACGGGCATCGGTCGCCGCCAAGCCGGCAGAGAGGCGACGCAGACCGATGCGCTGCGTGGCGTCCAACTGCGCCTGGACGTGGCGGCTGAGATAGCAGTCGGCGGGGAAATCGGCCACGGGGATCTCGATCTCGATCACGCCGGGCGGGAGCGCGGCCACGATGTCGACGGCGCCGGCAGGCGGAAGGGGTTTTTCCAAAAGCGCGGAAGGCAGATCGTCAATTTTTCTCTTGCTCATGGTTTTTCCTCGGTGAGTTAGGAGTTGGGACTTGAGAGTTGGGAGTTGAGAGAGTCGAAAATCCGGCCCCTCCCAACTCTCAACTCTCAACTCCCAACTCTCAACTCTCAACTCTCAACTCTCCCGTCTTGTTAGCGCTCGCTTGCCAAAAAGGCCCGGCCGTCCGGAGTGCCGGAATCGGCCGGCGGACGGGCGGGGCTTCGTTGGGAAGAGGCGGTTTTTCTCGCGGGGAGGTTGCCGACGACGAGTTTAACGCCCAGCATTCCGGCCGCCACCGTGGCCATGACCGAGGCGTCCAGATAGTGGTTATTGTCGCTGTGGCTTTTCCACACGTAGACCAGGCGGCCCTTGATTAGCATCGGCTCGTGGGCCTCGGCCGTGATGTGCTTGGCAAAACTGAAGTGATGCTTTTGGTCGACGGACATTCGATCCGACTCGTCTTCGTTGGGCTCGCCGAAGAGGCTGATCGCGCCCGGCTTGTCGCGCGGCGTGAGCCAGCGATCGTGCTCCCAGCTCTTCCAGCGGTCGGAGTCGATTGCCACAAGCCACACGCCGCCCGGCCGGCGGGACAGGAACCAGCCGTCGCCCGGCTTGCGGTCCGGGCTGGAATGAACGGGGGCCGTGAATCTCGCCTGCGTACACCCGGCTGATTTTCCAAAACCCATTGCCGGCATGACGCCCGGACCCAGCTCGCGGCAGGCCTGGTAGACGGCCTCGGTCTTCCACCCGGCGTCGATCAAGGTCAGCTCGACGGGCTTGGTCTGGCCGTCGACAAAGGCGTAGGGCTCGCTGCGGAAGGCGTCGACGCGGGCCCGGATTGCGCGCAAAATGGCCGTGTCCACGCCTTCGTCCGAGCCGGCCCTGGTGCCTAGCACTTCTTGGACGCCGTAGTCGATCACGTGGACCGTGCCGTCCGGGCTCCAGGCTCGCACGCTGTAATGCAGGGCCACCTTGCGCACATCGATTCCCTGAGTAAGAAGGATCGCGCCCGCGGGGATCGCCTTGCGGGCCAGGCCGTTGACTTGGCGCTGGATCCGGTTGGCCGACAAGCGGACCTCGATCGGGCCGTCCTCTTCGGGCGGATCGTTCTGCAATTCGGAGAGCGCGGCCTCGAGGCCGTTATCGGCGACGAAATCGTAATACCTCTGGATCGCCGAGACCTGGAGCTGCGATCCGTCCGGGAGCAGCCGGCCGTCGAAGGAATTGGGGTTGACCACCGCGGCCAGGGCGTCCATTTCCTCGCGGCGCTTGAGGTAAAAGGCGTGGGCGCGGCGGGCGAACTCGTCGCCGGCCTGCTGATCGGCCTGGCGGAGCGACGCGTATTCGTCCCAGAGGTCGATCCGCTCGGGGAAGTGCAGGAGAAAGGCGAAGCGCTTGCCGTGCCAGCTCGGCTTTTTTTGCGGATCGGTGTACGTGGCCGAGACGCAGCGGCGGTTTTGGAGCGTGGTCAACAAGACGCGGGCCAGGCGGCGGCCCTTGGGGGCCAGGCCGGCGATCGCCCGGTCGATCCGCCGCGAGAGCTTTTCGCCCTGGATCTCCGAGGCGGCCGACTCCTCGGTGTCGGGATCGTCGAGCACGGCCAGGTCTGGGCGCCGCGCGCCGACCTTGAGGCCGCGGACCGCCCCATCGAGGCCGCGCGTGGCGATGATCGCCCGGGCGCACCGCGAGCCGGGAACGCGGGGCAGCGTGATCTTGTTGCCCGCCCACTGGAAGCGGATGTGGGTTTCCTCAAAACCTCCCGGACCGGAAGCCTGGGCGACCATCGTGTGGGCCCGGTTCGGAGTGGATTCAAGCGCCACGATCGGGTCGCAGACTTCCCGGTAATCGGCGTGGAGTCGCTCGTTGTCCTCGAGGTGTTCCTTGATCGTCGAGAGGCTCCGCTCGGCGTCGGCGGCCGTGGCGGCGAAAAGCACGGGGAACGAGAGGACGCCCGTCAGGACGCAATAGACGATCAGGCATTCGGCGATCGTCGTCTTGCCTTCGCCGCGCGGGGCGGCGATCGCCTGATCGCCGCCGTGTCGGGCTGCATTCAAGATGCTGCGGATCATTTCCACGTGATGCTCGCAAAAGGGATCGGTGAAAAGGTCGTCGAAGTACCAGCGCAGCCAGGCGTGCACGTCGGCTTCCAGCCGCGCCCGCCGCGCGGGGTCCGCGCAGGGGCGGATCGTGACCACCTTGGCCGCCTCGCGGGCCTGGCGCTTGCGGGCCCGCTCGCGGCCCCGCTCGTCGGCGGGCGTCTTTGTGAAGCCGGGGACCTGCCGGATCTTGGCCAGCAGCTCGACCAGCTTGCGCTCTTGTTTCTGGAGGGCGGCTTTGTCAATCCGTCTTTTTCCTTTCGATCCGCACGACGCGGAGGCCGAAGGATCGCAGCAGCCGCTTGAGGGCCAGTCGCAGGCGCACGGCCAGCGGCGCGTCGGCCGGCCCGCCGGCGTCGCGGAGCGTCAGGACGATTTCGAACTTAGTTGAGAGTTGAGAGTTGCGAGTTGGGAGCCTGTCAACTCTCAACTCGCAACTCCCAACTCCCAAGTTCCGAGCCTTATTCATCGCTCTTCCCTTCCGTCACAGAGGCCGAAGGCGGCGGCGTCCTCGGGGCGGGCCGGGCCGAGGTAGCGGAAAGTGGCCGTAAGGCGATCGTATGCCTTCGTTGCCAGTAAGCCTAGCTTCCCCATCGACGCGGAATAATTGCCGAGCGAGGGCGCCCGCGTGCAGCGCCAGACCGCGCGGGAGGCGAGGGTCCGCACGAGGCCCGGATGCGAAGTCGTGATGGTGCAGGCCTTGCCGCGCGCGCGGTAGAGGGACATTACATATTCCAGGAGCGCGCAGCCGATGCCGATCCCCTGAAAATCGGGCAGGCACACGAGCCGGTGCACTTTCCAGGAGGGCGCTACGGGGTGGGGGAAGTGATGAACCGAGATAAACGCCGCGGGACGGCCCCAGACGGAGGCCACGAAGGTCCGCGCGCTATTGGCGTGGCGCGCGCTCAGATAGTGATGCGCCTTGAACAATTCCCAAGCCTCCGGATGCACGCGGGCGATCTCCAGCTCGACGGCCGGCCGTCCTCGACAAAGCGACCTCCCCGCGGTGAACTCGCCGCTCTCGGGCCGGTAGATCCAATCCGGATCGAGCCACTCGGCCACGTCGAAGTGGCAGGTCACGGCCACGATCCGGCGGCCGAGGCGACGGATCGTCCTGGCGATCGCGGCCGACGCGATCCTGGCCACGCCGCGGTCGACGGTCGAAGTGAACTCGTCGATCACGGCCAACTCCGGGCTCTCGGCCATCGCCCGCGCGACCGAGACGCGGAATTGCTCCCCCGTGCTCAAGCGGCAAAACGGTCGCAGCCAGCTCGGCGGCGACGAGAAGCCGACCGAGCACAAGAGATCGACGATCTCCTTGATCGGCGCCGCGGCGGGGAAGCCATCCAGGATGCTGCGGTCGGAGGGCCATGCGTCGACCGCGACCATCTCGTCCGGCCACCACGCGTGGGCGAGCGTGGTTTTACCGCAGCCGGAGGGGCCGACAATCAGACCGACTTGCCAATCCTTGGGCAGGCGGAGTCTGACGTGCCAGTTGCGCTCGCTGCGCGCGGCGCGGGGGACGTCGAAAAGGCCTTCTAACTGCATGACCCGCGGGCTGCGCACGATGGGCGAGGCGAGGCGGACGACGGCGGTTAGATGATCAGCGCGCGGCATTCCAAGCCCTCGGATGTCAGTCGCTCAAGGAGCGCGGTCTGAGTCGCCTCGTCGGGCAGCTCGACGATCACGGCGAAACGCTCGACGATCGCGGGCGCGGCCTTCTCCTCCGGCGCTGCACCCTCCTCGGCTGCTGTGTCGGGAGACTGCTCTTTGCCCGCAGCGGCCATCCCGTCGAGCATCGCGCGCACGGCGTCGCTGCTGGTCTCGACCTCCGCCAGCAGGGCCTGCAGGGCCTCCGGATTGGCGTCGGCCATGCCGGCCAGGGGATCGAGCGTCGCCAGTAGCTTGCCGGCTTCCTCCGCCGTGACGTCGAGCACGAGCACGGGGATCTTCTCGTCGCCGGCAACGCCCGCCCGCAAGTGGCCGTCGATCAGTTCCAGCGACTTGTCGGGCAGTTCGCGCGCGAGAGCAACGTCCGCGAATCCAATCTCCGCGAGCAACCCCCGCAGGGCATCCTCTTGCGCCTTGGGGTGGGTGCGCCAGTTGCGCGGGTTGGGGCGCAGCGACGACGCTTTGACGCGGCGCAGGCCCTTGATTCGATCGCGGATTTTCATCTTCGGCGTTCGAGCGAAAGTGGACGGACTGTGTATTGCAATCGAGCCCGCGCGGTGGGAAAC